AGATATACTAGCAGAAGAAGATTTAGAGTTTACAGAATTAGATATAAATTATTTAGATGTTAACTTCTTTGAAGATTTATTAGAAGTACTCGAAGAAATTGACGGACTAAAAGAAGGAAACGAAAAAGAAAGTTCAAAACAAACTTTTGCAAAAGCAACAATTGAAGGAACAACTATAGGACAAGATCCTAGTACTCAAATAATCACTATTGTAGATGCACAAAATGTAAGTTTACAACGACAAGTAAGTGATTTTGTTAAAGTTAATGTAGAATCACAAGCAGGTGTAAATATAACAATTTCACAAGACGGTAAGGAGTATAATGTCATCATTAATAAAGGCGGTAATTCTAATATTATCATTAAACAGTCAAGTTAAATGCGTTTAGGTATAGCAAGTATTTTAGTAGCACTCTTTATTTGGAATCCTTATCCATTTCAATATTTAGAGTTAAAAGGATATGATACTCTCATCATGTCTACAGAACCCGTACAAAATGAAAACATACTGATTGTTGACTTAGATGAAGACATTGTAAAAGCTTACGAAGGTTACCCCTTACCAAGAAGTCTTTATGCGGAACTTATTACAAAAACAAATGCAGTTCCAGGAATTACAGTTTTAATGCCCGATGCAGATATTCGTGGCAAAGAGAATGATGTTTTACTAAGTAATGCAATGATGAACGTACCTACTGTACTTGCTTCAGCAGCATCTACTCAATCATCAAAAGAAAGCCTACATGTAGGCACAGCCCAATTGGGAGAGGATCCATTACCATGGCTATATCAGTATCCAGGAATTTTACGTACAGAGTCTATTCTGGAGTTAAGCAGAAAGGGGTTAGGACTAGTAACCGCTACACCGGAAATCGACGGGGTTACTCGACGTATTCCCCTAGTCGTAAACGTACAGTCAAAACTTTACCCAGCTTTCGCCTTGGAACTCTTAAGACTCGCCGTAAACGATCCTTCGTACCAGCTAAAAACAACACAAGAAGGTATTGATTGGATAAGGGTTCCTAGCTACCCTTTAATGAAAACAGACGCAAACGCTAGAATATTTTTAGATTGGAATACAAAGTTCTATAAACAGACAGGATTAGAGTTTTTAGAGAATCCAATTGATGCACCTTTTGTTATTTTCGGAGTAACAGCAGAAGGTGTAGTTAACCCAACACCAACTCCAGCAGGATTAAAGTACCCACATGAAGTTCAAGCAAATATTTTACATAATCTTATTAATGGTAGCGCTCCTTCTACCCCTACTTGGGCTCCAGCAGGAGAGTTTCTTGGCCTTACACTCGGCTTATTACTTATTGCCTTAACAGTTTCATCCATTTACATTAGTGCGCCTGTAATATTTTTACTAATTGGCGGTTCAATGTTCGGCGCCTGGTACTTGTTTCAATCTTCTTACTTGTTTGACGTCACAGGCCTTATCGTAATCTGGTTTTTATTCTGGAGTATTGAAAGTTTCCGTAATTTCATTACGCAATATTTGCTTCGATTACAAATTAAACAACAATTCGGGACGTATGTATCTCCGGACCTCGTAAAAAAATTACAGGAGGACCCAACGTTGCTGAGATTGGGTGGGGAGACAAAACGACTCACTTTTCTTTTTTCAGATATTCGAGGATTCACACCAATTTCTGAAAAATATCAAAAAGACCCACAAGGTCTTACAAAATTAATTAACCGATTTTTGGATAATCAGACAGAAATCATACTTAAACATGGCGGAACCATTGATAAATACATGGGAGATTGTATTATGGCTTTCTGGAATGCACCACTTGACATTGAAGATCAAGAGAGAAAGGCAACAGAATGTGTACTAGAAATGAGAGAAGCCTTAGGAGAACTAAATGAAAAACTTAAGGAAGAAAATCTTGACCAAATTAACACCGGGGCAGGAATTAATTCTGGCTTATGTGTTGTTGGTAATTTTGGTAGCAGCAGTCGTTTTGACTACTCGGTTCTTGGGGACGCCGTAAATTTAGCTGCTCGATTAGAGTCCTCATGTAAGAACTATGATGTTGATCTCGTCATATCCGAATACAGTTTAGTTGACGGATATGACTACGAATTCTTAGATGAAGTGACAGTAAAAGGCAAGTCGGAACCAGTTAAAATATATACCATCAGAAAATAATACTTGACTTTTATCCTCACTTTTGATATAATTACATTCATAAGAAGAAAAATCTTCAGGAAATTAGGAACTAAATATGAACGCGAATGAAGTCGCCGCAGAGTTAGCAAAACACGAAGCTGTGTGTGCAGAAAGATGGAAAACCGCTTTTAATCGGTTTGACGATACTGCTTCACAGATAAAAAGAATAGAAACAATTCTAATCAGCTCAGCAGGTACTATCATTGCAGGGGGTCTAGCTGTGCTCTGGACAATATCTAGCCTACACTAAAAGGAAAATAACTATGATGGAAGAATACACAAAAAAAGTAATTGAACCAAGTGTAACAAAAAAAGTAAAAGAAGAAGAAGTTTTACCTATTTTTCAAAAAAGACAACATTGGTGTTTCAGATTTGAAGGACTTTTATATAAGTTTTCAACTGAAGCAGAAGCAAAAACTAAGTATAAAGAATTAAATAAATGAGCAATAGTATTGAAGAAGCTTTGAAAAAAGCAGTTGAGAAAACAGACTCAACAAAAGTCGTAGAAGGAGAAGGTGCAGAGCCTGCTCAAGAGCTTTCAGCAAGAGTTAAAAAACTCATGTCTCGAAAGACTAACCTACAACGTAAAAGAAGAAGTCGTTTACCAAGCAGCATAAGATGAACAAGAAGCTTTCCCATGAGGAACGCTATAAGATCTGTAAAGAATGTCCAAACTTAGATAAACGGTGGAAAGTCTGTAAAGTTTGTAATTGTTTTATGCCCCTCAAAACAAAAATTAGATGGGCAGAGTGTCCTGAGGAACCTCCTCGTTGGACATAGGAAGAAATATGCCGTATCATTATAAACCAAAAAAGAAAAAAAGTAAAAAGAAGAAAAAATAATGCCTGTACGTAAAGTAAAAGGGGGTTATAAGTGGGGGAAGTCTGGCAAAGTCTATAAGACGAAGAAAGAAGCAGAAGCCCAAGGCAGAGCAATATATGCTTCTGGATATAAGAAGAAAAAACGTGGCAAGAAATAGTTTTAATACAGAAAATTTTTTAAATATTGCAAGAGGTAGAATTAATAAAACTACTCATATAAACAAATTTGGCTATAATGAAGCTGTAGGCACATCTTTTGAAATAATATCAGACTTAGGTACAAACGTGTTGCCTACAAGTGCAGGAGTAGTTACTTTGGTATCTGCCAGTACTTCTGATACTTCGGCAGGGACTGGAGCAAGAACAGTAGAAGTACAAGGACTTGACGCAAACTATTTACCATTAACAGAAACTTTTACAATGAATGGCACTACAAATGTAGTAGGTTCGGAATCTTTTATAAGAGTTTTTAGAATGAGAGTTGTGACTGCAGGAACTGGAGACATAAACGCAGGAAACATTACGGCTTCAATTGGAGGAAGTGATGTAGCAAGAATACTTGCAGATAAAGGGCAGACTTTAATGGCAGTATATACAATACCCTCGGGGAAAACAGGGTATTTATTAAAGTTTCAAGGTTCTCTTAGTAAAAATCAAGAAGCAGTATTTAAAATAAGAATTAAAAACTTTGAAAATGGTTTTAATACAAAAGGTCAATTTGGAACTTTTTCAAGTTCAATAACCTATGATTATCCAGTTCCATTAAAATTTAAAGAAAAAACAGATATTCAAATATTGGGCAAAGCGGGAGCGACCTCAGAAATGGGAGCGATTTTCGATATTGTACTAGTAGATGGCTCGTAAAAGAAAAAGCGTTAAAAAGAAACCAATTCCGACAAACCCTACGCTATACGCAAGAATTAAAGCGCAGGCAAAAAGAAAATTTAAAGTTTATCCAAGCGCATATGCAAATGGATGGTTAGTAAAAACTTACAAAGCAAAAGGCGGTAAATATCGCATGGGAAAAAGAAAATGAAAGGACTATACACAGGAGACGGAAAATTTATCGTTAAGAGTGGACATACAGATGCTGATTCTGCAATAACAAGTTGCAAAATCATTATGAGTCATTGCCAAATGATTCTAGATGGATTAGAAGGTAACGAAGGAATGGACAAGCTTCCTACATGGTGGACAAATAAATTAGCTATTTCTGAATACGAAGTTGTATCAGCTGCTAATTATTTATCATCTGGAGACATTGAACACGAACATGGCGAAACCTAAAGGTGGTTTAACAAAGTGGTTTAAAGAAAAATGGGTAGATATAGGTCGTCCTAAAAAGAAAGGAAAATATCAACCTTGTGGTAGAGGAAAAGCAAAAACTTCAAGACGAGGATACCCAAAATGTGTACCTTTAGCTCGTGCTAGAACTATGAGCAAAGCTCAAAGAAAATCTGCTGTTCGAAGAAAAAGAGCAGTAAGTCAAGGAGTAGGCGGAAGACCAACAAATGTTCGAACAATCGCAAAAAGAGGAAGGAAAAGAACAAAGAGATAAAGAACGTCAATTTGTTGACTGGGCTTTACAACGAATTTCTCAAGGTGAGTTTCGACAAAATTATTATAAACTATTAAAACAATACGAGGAAGAAAATGGTAGAATGGTTAAAAATTAAATGGCTACAATTATGTGCCATAGTTTCAGGGGAAGATAAAAACTGGGACGGTCAAGTGGATATTAAAGATAAATTAATAGAAGCGGAACAAAAAGCTAAAAGCTAAAATATCTTAGCTAAGTCGTATAAGGACTAGCATGATTGATAAACAAAATCTAATTAAAGAAATTCTAAGTGTAGTAGGAATGTCAAAACAACTGCTAATTGCACTAGAATATAAATTACAACTTAATCAACAAATTAGAGAAAAGTTGAACAACGGGCAGAAATGCCAAGAGCTTATTGAAAGCATAGGACAATAAAATGGCAAGACAAGGTGGATTTTTAGTTGGACCAAGCAGACACGGAACATCTAAATTACAAAAACACAAATTAAAAAGAGGTCTTACTAGAGATCTTAATTCTGCAGCAGGAACTTACGTGAATACTAAGTCTCCAATGACTACCGCAGGTGGTTTTTATGGTGCAGCTCCAAAGGGCGTAGGTCCAAGATTCGGCAAAACAGTAAATCCAAAACAAGCACGTTTTGGTAAAAAAGGTGCAGGTCGAATTTTACCACGTAGAGGAAGATAAATATTATTCATAAAGACTTTCATGACTTAATGAAAGCAGGACGACTCAATAGAGTCGTGGACATGTTTTACAATGGCACTAACAAAAAACGAAAAAGCAAGACTAAAAAGGGCAGGTCTAACGAGGTTAAATAAACCAAAAAGAACTCCCAAGCACCGAACTAAAAAAGCAGTCGTTGCAACTCGCGTTGGTGGTAAAGTAAAAATTATTCGTTTTGGAGCGCAAGGTATGGGACATAATTATAGTCCCGAAGCCAGAAAGAGTTTCAAAGCGAGACACAGAAGAAATATTGCGAAAGGCAAATCTTCTGCAGCCTACTGGGCTGATAAAGTATTTTGGGCAGGAAAAGGTGGTTCTAAAAAGATGCCACCTAAATCCCAAAAATATGTTAGAGGAATTAAACGAAGGAAATAATGACAGTACCAAAAGTGATAGATAAACGAGAAGCTTGGCTAGACGGTTTATCTATGTATGCTATAGAGCAATTGAGAAATGCAGAACGCAGAGAAGAACGAGGCTTAACACGAACTCAGCGAGAGCGTGAATACATGGATCTTTGCGGTGGTTACTTATATCTATTACAACTAGCCAAAGAATACGGAATGTTTGAATCCGACGACCCTTTTAATTTATTTAACAAAGAGACTCTACATTGATCGAAGTAAGCCGCTCAGATATTGTCCCTGACTACTTAATGGATTTAGATCCAGAAAGTCGTTTCATAAAACTCCCTATCGAAGGGTATCTTGATCTGTTAGGGATCGAGCCCAACAGTTCACAAACGGCAATTATAAATGCCATCAATAATCCTAAATATCGTTTTGTCTGCGCGGCTGTCTCACGCCGTCAAGGAAAAACATATATTTCAAACATTATAGGACAACTGGTATGTCTAGTACCAGGAGCAAATGTTCTACTAATGTCTCCCAACTATTCACTATCTCAGATATCTTTTGATCTTCAAAGAAATCTTATAAAACATTTTGACTTAGAAGTTACACGAGATAATGCAAAAGATAAAGTTATAGAACTATCTAATGGATCTACTATAAGAATGGGTTCCATTAATCAGGTAGACTCTGTAGTTGGTAGATCATATGATCTTATCATATTCGATGAAGCTGCACTTACGGATGGAAGGGATGCATTCAATGTGGCACTACGGCCAACACTTGATAAAGAAAATTCAAAAGCTATTTTTATTTCTACTCCACGAGGAAGAAATAATTACTTTGCAGAGTTTTACTATCGAGGATTCTCAGAAGAGTTTCCAGAATGGTGTAGTATAAAAGCAACTTACCACGAAAATCCACGAGTTTCCGAACAAGATATTATAGAAGCAAAAAAGACAATGTCTGAAGCTGAGTTTAATCAAGAATACATGGCAGACTTTAATGTTTTCGAAGGACAAATCTGGAGATTTAATCATGAAGAATGTGTATCAGATTTAAGTGAATTTGATACAAGTCGTATGGATGTATTTGCAGGGCTTGACGTTGGTTACAAAGATCCTACAGCGCTCTGTGTTGTTGCGTATGATTGGGATAATGAAAAATATTATATTTTAGATGAGTACTATAACTCAGAAAGAACAACAGAACAACACGCAAAAGAAATTCAAAAATTAATTCGTAAATGGAACATTGATTACATTTACATTGACTCTGCAGCTCAACAAACTCGTTATGATTTTGCACAAAATTATGATATTAGTACTCTCAATGCAAAGAAATCAGTACTAGATGGAATCGGACAAGTAGCTGGAGTTGTAGACAATGATCAACTTATCGTTGATCAAAAGTGCACAGAAACATTGATGGCGTTAGATCAATATCAATGGGACCCTAACCCAAATTTACTAAAAGAAAAACCTAAACACGATATGGCATCTCACATGGCTGACGCTATAAGATACGCGTTATATTCATTCGAAACTAGTATGACCTCATTTTGAGAATACCTACTGAAAAACAGTTCTTGACTTATGGTGTGACTTTTTGGTATAATTCTAATTAAGAGTATAAATATGAACCTAAAGAGAGATTTAGTTAAATATGTAAGAGACAAAGCTAAGTCGAAATACAAAAAAACAAGCAATTGTTATATTTGTGGAGAGACTAAAGATTTAGATTTTCATCATTACTACGGATTAACGGAACTGCTAGA